ACCCAAAGTTCCACGTTTTACCCATGCGCTTAAAGTCCAGACGGTTTGATTAGATGCGATTCCAGGAGTCCTATTAAGATAAGCAGAAGCAGACGAGCGTAGACGAACACTACGGTTGATGTTATAACCACCCGCATTGTTGGTAAAGAATAAATCTTTGGATGCAAACATTATTGGAACGCCTGTACATAGTTACCGTACCAATTAGTACCGTCACTAAAGAATGCCAATATGTCCCATCTTGTTGCTGTTGTAGTAAGTGTGGGTGCTGTATTGTTAGGCCACTTTACACTTGTAAATGTTCCTGTAAATGCTCCTGCACCAGAACTCACAATCAATATAAAAGACTTACCTGCACCAACACTTGGCATGGTAAACGTGCAGTTACCTGTAAGCGTTACAGTCTGCACAGTACCGTTAGCAAGTGAAATAGTAACTGCCGTACTGGAGTTACCTATTGCGTACAGGGTTTCTGTGTAATTGGTGATCGTAGGATTAGTGTAATAAGCAGAAGAAGATCCATTAGCACCACCTATTAATTGAAATTGTGTTCCGTCATAGAACACGGTAATAATAGTTCCGGCAAGCAAAGTATTAGCAGTTAGTGCCGTACTTCCACCCGGAAATGTTAAATTCTTGGCTCCAAGAGCATTCAGGTTAACAGTTGTCGCACCTGTGTTGGCATTTAAAACCTTGATGTTGGCAATCAGTCCAGCAGCAAGTGTCGTGACAATGCTTGTACCTGCCGTTGCCACAATAGCGTTGGCAGTACCTGTATCAACTAAATAATTGCTAAAGTTGTTAAAGGTATTAAAAGCAGTTGTCAGTTGGGTAAAGTTTGTGTCAAGATAATTTAGCGGTATTGAACCAACTTGACCACCAAACGTAACTGAAGGGGTAATGGCTGTTGTTCCTGACATGTTTTATCCGTATAAGTAAGGTGTTACGATTCTGCGTGTGAACACAGAAGACAGAACCGCTTTCGTCTGACTTATGTATTCTTGTTTGAAGATCTCAGCCTCACCGTAAGCCTGTTCCTTGTGCTTGGCATGGTAGCAAGCATAAAAGGCAACTGGGGTTGTGTAAGGCTCTGGAATAAACTCTGTAGGACTAGATGTACTCAAAGGATTCGGCATAATAACCGTATCCATTTCAATCGAGTACGTTTGATCTGGTACAGGGCCAAAATATATGCTTGACTGACCATACATCGTATAAGCAATAGGTCTGCCGATGTAATTCTGAAAATAACGTAGTCGAGCATTAAAGTCTGTAAAAGGCAAATACTGTAGGGCAATACGAGTATTACCCCAAATAAGATTTAGATTGATAACATCTAGCGTAGAAGATCCGTTTGTAGGACTTAGCGTAGATAGTTGGAATACTTCTTGATTAGCAGAAACTGAAGACGTTTGATACAAGCGTAAACAACCTGTATCACGGACTAGCCGTTGTCTACCGTAGTTAATGTAGTCAGTTAGTTCAGATGTGGTGTAAAAGTTGGCATTTTGATCATGGAGCAACCTTTGACACTCTGTGATGTAGTCGTTGAGTACCATTGATTCCTCATAATTTTATGCGGCTTTTTGAAGATTGCCAGACCTGCGCTGTTTAGGCACAGGAACTGGCTCTGCATCAACCACGGGGGATAGAACGTGGAGATTCGGACGTGTTGACGTAAAAGTAAATGAATGTAAGCGTTCCAACGCCTTTTCATATTCACCACTATGTGTCATCCATCCAAGACGTTGCAGATAGGGCATCTTATTATCGACACCGTACCCAAATACATGGTTACAAACAATATTTGGCACTTCTACCGGGATACCTTTGGCAAAAACGTATCTTACGCCATCATATCCGTCTTCTAAGTCGTGATTACTATTGTTTGTTACCCACATATTAGTTTTGAATAATATCGCCCCAGACATAGAAATCAGCAGTAGCGGTTGTACCTTGTGCAGTTGCTACGTTGAGATATATGCCTCCGGCTGTTGCGTTGGTCAATACTGTGTTACCTACGGCAGTCACAATAGTTAAGTTAAGAATAGCAGCAGTTGATGCCAAACCTGACGAAAGTAATGTACCTGCTGTAACAATTGCTGTTCCAGATGCAGCAGATGCTGTCCAGAAACCAAGATTGACTGTAGATGGGCTTGCGACTGACGAATTAGTCACCGCAATCTTAGTAATCCTGTATTTAGCAGGATTACCCAAGAGAGTGATAAGCGTATCGCCAGTAGCATTCAAATTAACACCAATTGCAGAGCCAAGTAAGAAACTTCCAAAGCGATTGGGTAATAGATTTGCTACACGATTTGCATCCATGTCAATTCCTTATAGTGTTTGCAAGTATGCTGTATCTGTTGCGCCACCAAATGTTGTTGTAAGCGTAAAGTTGGTTGTACCCAAAGCCACACCTAATGACAACAGACCTACGTTAACAGATGCAACTTGGTGTAATCCACCGTCAATCAATGTACCTGTAAACGCTGTAGTGCTTGTGTTAGTTGCATAACCGTAAGCCATACGTGGTGTGAAGATACCTGTTGAAATTGCAGGGTTTGTAAGTGTTGCTGAACCAGCAGTCAAACTTGATGTTGCCATGAGTGGAGCAACCGCAGCGTTGGTATAGCCAACACCAGATGCACCTGACAATGCAGTCACAGTAAAGCACATTACAGCAGTAGCAGCAGTTGTTGATGCTGGGCTGAAAGAGATTGCTGGGACAGAAGTCATACCTGCACCATTGTTTGCCATTGTGATAGCAGTAATGGTTCCAGATCCTGTCAATGTTGAGTTAACTGTTAGAACTGCACCAGATCCAGTTGTATCACCTTGACCGTTTACAACGGTAATTGTTGGAGCAACTGTGTATCCTGCGCCTTGGTTTGTAACTGTAACTGCGTTGATAACACCACCAGAGATGGTACATGTTGCAGTTGCAGGAACGCCACCAGCGGGTGGAGGAGAAATGATCAGGATAGGTGTCTTTGTATAGTTAGTACCACCGCTTGTAATTGTGACTGTAGTGTTGATAGCACCACCGACAACTACGTTAGCAGTAGCAGTAACAGAACCGCCACCTGCTGCAAATGTAACAGTAGGTGCAGCAGTTGTACCTAATTGTTGTGCAGGAGTGTAAATACCGTTTGTGTAACCAGTTCCACCGTTAGTGATAACAGCACCAACAGCAGTACCTGTCAAGTTGATCAAGCGGACGTTGTTACCGTCAGATGAAACAATGGTTTGACCAGATTGTGTTGTTGTGTCGTTAGTCTTCCAAGTTTGAGTTGTTCCGTCAAACTGTTGGATGGCTGTGTATGGGCCAAGTTTGACAGAGTATTGTCCACTTGGGATTAGGTAAGTTTGTCCAGAGGACAAGTTGATGGGCGTAGCAGGAAAACCTGTACCACGTACACCATAACCAATTTGATTAATCATGTGTGGCTCCTTAGATGGTTAATGAGTTGTAGCCTGTGATCTTAGTCATGGCTTTGGGTTTAGTAACCACCAACTCTGCGATTGTAAGAACTGCGCCTACATAACCAACTTGGAAGTTAGCAAGTGTTGACTCAAATCCTGTGAAAGCAAAAGATGCTTGCTCATGAATGTACATTGACATGTAGTTGCTATTGAGCAAGTACACAGTACCTTCTGGGCAATATGGATCTGGATAGATTGGTACACCAGCAACCATCAAAGCACGGAAACCAGATTGTGGGCCGTCTGCATCATTGTCAAAACCTACACCTTTTCCGGGTGTGATGACGTATGATTCTTGACCTACGTAGTCTTGTGCAAGCAAAGTCCATGTACCGAATCCGCAAACACCAAATGTTGGTACTTCAGCAGCGTTCTTTACAGTACCGCTAATGTATTGCAATAGGTTTTGACGTGTTGGGTTAATAGAACCAGCAGCGTATAGTTTGGATTTCCACCATGTGTTGGTAGTACGGTTGACGTTACCGTATGTGGCAAGTGTTGTACCGTCATCAACTGCACCGGGCAATCCAATGAATTGCTGTTGGTTGGTTGTGTTGTTGTACAAGGCTGTTGCCATAATATCCATCAAACTGTTTGTGGCATCGTTCATACGAGCCTCAATCAGAGGAATAATTGCGTAGTCTTGCTGAACTGCGCCTTCCATTCCTAGGAAAGGAACTGGAGCAATTAACAACTTGAGGTTGTATTCAGCGTTGGTAATACCCACTTGCACAGATGGCTGATTGAATGAACCAGAGTAATCTGAGAACTGTGAAGTTACCATTTGTGAGCCTTGGACAGGTGCGGTCACGGATGACACACCGCCAGAGGCTTGTTGTGAGTTAGCAAGCAGAGCCGCTAACAATGGAGTAGAGTTGTACAGTTGTACAACTAACTTGGGAATGAACGCCCTACGGGTAACGTAAGAGAGTTCCGTATACTGGGACGAGCCAGTAGAAGGTAAAATACCGCCACCAATAGGCATAACAATCTCCTAAAAAATATCCCCTATTTACTAACTAAAATTACAGACCAATCGGTCGTGTAGGTTTTTTGAATTCTTGCATTGCTTGCGCTGCTACATCCCTAGCCGCTTGAATAGGATTCTTGCGGAATGCGCTTAAATCAAACTGCTTCATTGGGTTCGGATTGTAACCAGTTGGTGTTGGAACTGCGGCTTGTTTCATAAAATTATGATACTCAGCTGCGGCCTCATGATTAGTGATGCCCTTTTCCAACATTAGTTTTTCTACGTCTTGAATCTGATCTCTGTTCTCAACAAGACCTTTGTCAAGAAGTCCTTTACGTCTTTGCTCTAAATTATTTACAGCATCTCTTTCTTGAAGTTTGGCCTCAAGGTTAGAGATTTTTTGCTGATATTGATCCAATTGTGAGTTAACACGTTCTTGAATCTCTAACTCAGGCATCGCCACTTCTGGACGAACTTTCCTTGTCAATTGCATGAATTGTGAACGTGTCTCAGGATTGTTAGACAAATCTTTTGCCAACAAAGCGAGTGCATCACGTTCTTCGTAAGATGCGTTTTCTAAAGACATACTATCCCCTTTTTTCAATTAATAACGCTTGCTGCCACCACGCTTGGTGACACGCTTTGGTTTGTCCAAGTTTCTACTTGGGGTCTTGGGTGAAAATGGTGTAGCCATGATCACACCACTTTCT